AGGCCAGCACGGTATCGACCTCCAGATCCGCCGCCTGATCTAGATTGACGTTGAAATGCAATTCGCGTTCTGCCATATTCCTCCTCCTCGCTCCGTCTACAGGCCGCTGATTTCATTGACGACGGTTACCTCCGCGAACAGTGCCGCCGTAGAATTCCAGCGGGCGCGGAACGTGCCGGTGACCACATCATTACCGTCCTGCTCATCGAGTTTCGAGAACGATTCCCATTTACCCGCCAGGTCGACAATAACGGTTTTCGCCGTATAGGTGCTGCCAGCGGTATTCAGCGTTGGCCCCCGCCACTCGATGCGAACCACCTTCGGTGTGCCCGCGCGCCAAGCAGTGATCTGGGCCTCTGCACTAGCATTATGCTCGAACGTCAGATCGGCGGTGATTTCCGGTCGGTCACGACGCAGGTGATCGAAATAGAGCTGATCACCATCAGTATAGATCGGCGTGAGCCCGCTATTGATGTCCAGGTCCATGCCCACGAGGGAGGCGCTGACCACGGTTGTGCCCGGTGCCGTGGCCACGGCGTCGATATACAGTTTACCCTCGCCAAACAGAATCTCGCTGACCGGCGTGAGTGAAATCGACGTAGTGAATTCACAATCGTTGGCCTGTCGCCCGCGCCAATTCGCGCTCATTTTGACAGCTTCGCCCGCCACCCCGCTGAGACGCATACTCTCGACATAGGCGTATTCCATCTCGTCGGCCCGTTGGTTGTCGCCCATCTCGATCGTGGCGGTGTTGATGGTATTCGTCGTCGATGTGGACATGGCGAACGAATACACCTGCCCCGAGCCGTCCGTACTCGTAGGATCTGCGTCTTCACTGAAACAGCACGTCAGCAGAATCGGCAGTTGCTCGTAAGTCGCCTCAACCTCGTCCATATCGAGAGCCGCAGCCAGTCGCGGGACGTAGGAGCGGTCCACGCCGCCCACGAAGCCGACGTCTTCCTCCGGGAATACCGTCTCGCGCTGGTCCTCTAGCGTGCCCGTGCCACGCCAGATGGTATCGGCAACTACTGCCGCCCCTGGCGTATTGGTCGCCTCCAAACCCAGTTGGATTTTGCGCAATGCTCGAATACCTGCCATCGTTACTCTCCTATGCCGCTGTTTTCTCGGCTATCCGTACACGAAACACGAAACCCCAATATGCTGTGTTGCCCCAGCCCAACTCCATGCCACCACCCGAGACGCCGCTATCGGTAATTCCCGTGATCTGATCCACAACGTCGCCCAGCGTCGGATCGTCGATATATGCTTGCCCAAACGCCTCCATGAGCGTCATGCACTCCTGGTAGCCCTCATCCGGTCCCGCGATCCCTTGTGCGACCGGAGCCACAAACACGCGCACGATGTACATGCGATCCTGACGATGGAGCCCTATAGCGTGTAGAGTCCAGGTCGCCTCGCCCGGCCACACCAATGCTACTGGCAACGTCGCCTGGTCCAGATTGCTCGGCATTGCTGTAGGCGCTGAGGCGATACCGCTAATGCTGGCGTGCAGTGTTTGCAACGCCGCTACTGTTTCTGCGATCGTGCTCATGCCGCTATCCTCATTTTGTATCGCGCCTCAGATGCCAAGAGAAATGGGCTTGCAGGTTGGATCAGCGCCAGTCGCATTTTTCACATTCTCCTCTGTCCACTGTGCATAGTCCTTCCCATCGATCAATTTATGTCCGATGTGGGGACTCGTCGTCGTGGTATCGCACCAGAGCGTGATGCCTCGCTTACGGCATTCCGCGCTGAACCACATATCCGTGCCAGGCCAATCCCCGTAGTTGTTATCATAATCGTAGCCGAACCAGGGCGGGCTCATCGTGGCAAACACTTCGCGCGCGATCATAATGCTGCCCGTGCCTAGCGCTTCGACCTCCATCGCTCCGCATGGCCACTCCGCTATACGGCGGAAATGGCCGTCACCAGGGTCTATGAACGCGCATGGATCATAAGGCTCCCCCCGACGGAAATTGAGCCCACCTACTACCTGCACTTGCTGCGGATAGGCTTGAAACCAGCGCGCGAGTCGTTGGATTATCGTCGGCGGATGCACGTGGTCGCTGTCGAGCATGACTAAATGCGTATACCTGTCGTCTTTGAGCAGATAATCCGTAAATTTGCATCGCGCGATATCGTTTCTGGTATACTGCAATTCTGCGAGCGTCCAGCCCTGAGTTAAGATTTTGGCAAACCCGAAGAACGCATATTGATTCAATGTACGTTCCATGGGAATGCCCCAGAGGACGCGTATATTCTTGTCGGCTGGCGTGAGAAGCGGGACACCACGCGGCTCTGGTAGCAGACGCCGCTCTACGGAACCGTGCGCCCAATCCTCCCGTATGTAACCATTCTCCCGATCCCCCACTCTCTCCTCCTCTAACGTAGCTTCTTGTACGGGTCCAATATCTCGCGCACGTCGCGCGGAAATCCCTGTGGCACGGTCATCACGCCCTGCCCCGGCATCATGGTCACGTCAAATACTGACGCGTCTTTCTGTGCGTACAGATACGCCGCCAACCGAATCGTCGCGTGCTGTATGTCCGCCGGTGCGCTCGTCGCATAGCCCCACCGCCCGTTCACCTCGATGGCATCCTCTGGCGCGTCGGAATAGGTCCAGAGCATGTCTGCGAGCCCCGTGAGTCGTATCTGATAATACGGTGTCGCGTGTCGCGGTACGGGTACATAGTGCGTCGAGGCTATCGTCTCGTCGTCGCCGTTGACGATCGTGACGATAGTGACTAGGTCGTCGTCCAGATAGAGCGTCTTGCGATCATCGGACGTGTCCCGTACGGCATCGAAATAGTGCGTTGCCGCCGTCGTGGGTGCAACGAATATGCGGTCACAGTACGTCTCAATCTGCGCCGTAGCACGGTCGATGATATCGCCGATGAGAACATCGTCTGACGTTTTCGTAATGCCCCGATAGGATTTGAAGGCCGTGGTTGTCACATATCCCATATATGGCCCCTTAGATCAATCTGGTCACAACGCTCACGCTGCACGCCGTGGTCTGCGCAACGGCTGTCCCTTTTGCCGTCGTCCCGAGAAGCCGGATATACCCCACGCCCCAGAGCTTGGTCGGGTCCACGGCCACAGCCTGACTCGCCTCCACTGCGACGGTGTACGCTGTGCCACCATCCCAAAGGGGCAGAAAACTCGTGCCGTCCTCTGATACATCGACGTGCACGACCACGGCAGTGCTCGACCAGCCAGCAGGCATGAGCAGCCGTATCGGGCTCTGCCCGTCGAGGTGCGCAACCGTGCTCTGTGTGCCGGTGGCAATGATGCTGACCGTTTTCACGGTCGCATATTGATCGTCCGCCGCCTCGTGTTGTGTTTTGAAATCTAGTGTCATAACATCTCTCCTGGGGCTATGGGCGGGTCACGAGCACCCGCCCTGTCCCCACTATCGACTATCAACTCGCCGCTGTGGTGGTCACGGTATTGGACTGTGGTCCAAACCGCGGGTCCGCCCCGATCAGCACGAGAGACACCTGCGTCGCGCGCGTGCCATATACGGCCCGCACGCGCGCATAGCGCCCTCGCGTGGTCAGCTCGCCGCTCGTGACATTTTTGCCTAACTGGTCGCTCGTTACCTCGAAAATCTTGGTACGTGCGAATCCCGCCGTCTGGCACATGATCGTATTGGTCACGATGGCCGTGCCCGTCGCAGTGCCTTTCGCTGTACTGTCAAGGATTTTGATTGTGGCGTGTGGTACCGTGGTCGTTGCGTTCGTACCCAACGCCTGCGCAATCACCATCATGCGCCGGAACAACGCCATGTCGATCGTGCATGTCATTGCTGAGCCGCTCTGCAAACATTTGCTCGTCGTGATGGTATCAACGATTTTGATTCGTTCTGTCAGTCGTTCCATGGTTATTTACCTCCTGCCTATGCGCCGCTCAGCGTTACGAACGGCGAGCAGGTATTGCTACCGTCCGCACGATACACTGCCTGCGTAAGCCACGGCTGGCCATCCACATAGTCGCAAAATCTCCAAGTCCCTTTGTTCTCGGTGAACGCGTAGTGCTCGCTGAAATCGATCGCCAGCTGATTGCGCGTGCCAATCAGGTAATAGCTGAAATCAGCAAGCAGAATCCCGCCCTTGTTCGCAGCAGCGGCCGCCTGCGGGATTCTGGGCATTTTCTCTGTCCAGACGATCGGGATGCCGAATAGGGTCGCCGGTTGTTTCTGGCTCGCGCCCTGGATCCAGATGATGTTGTTCGTATTGGCCGCGCCGTCGGCCAGCGCAATCAGATACGGCAGCATCTCAGGATGCATCACCCAGACGGCGCCCCCGTATGGGCCAACGTCGTTCGGCCTATTCAAAAACTTCGTCATCATGTTAGCGAGATCG